CAGTAGTCTGCACATTAGCCATTTGAACACCGAATGTTCCATCTACCCAAGTATTAGGGTCATTGAAATCAGCGTTGTTCCCAATTAGAAATGAGGTTATTCCAGAGATACTCGCTTCATTCTCACTAGATGAAAGAGCAACACCAGATATATAAGAACTAGTTGAGAATAAACCTTCCCAATTATTACTTGCATACCATGTTGTTATTTCTGTAGTGAATAAAGCAGAAGCTCCAGCAGCATCCACATAAGTACTTTCGATAGTACCTATTCTTGCATTAACTGTTGAGAAATCAGATATAAAACCAGATTCCATGATGTCAACTCTAGATGTCATTGCGTTGTCTCTAGTGACACTTGCAGTTTCCACAGTTAATATCAAAGCTTCAGCAGCATCTAACTCAGCTTGTATTTGAGTTATCTGTGTAGCTGTTGCAGAATCTAGGGTTGCTACAGCATTAGATAATGTAAGTATATTAGCTTCTGCATCATCGAATCTAACAGCGATACCAGCTAAGGCAGTAGCAGTAGCAGATTCATTAGTTATGATTGTAGAGTTAATGTCAATTATCTGTGCATCTATAGTATCAAGTTCAATACCAAAATCAGATAAATCAATTGTGTTCTGAGCAACTACATCATCTAAGATCCTATTAACTGACCATCCTTCATGAATACTTAATGAGTTCTGCATAATTGCTTCTGCATTTATGTCATTAAGAGTAATCAGTTCTATTAAGTTTAACCAGGTTTGAGAGGATGTAATCTGAGCAATTATATCATCAACTAAATCAGGGTCATTCCCAGGGTCTCCAGTACCACCTGGAGGAGGTGTAGGGTCTAACCCTGCGTTCCTTCTATCAATCTGTTCTTGAATTAAATATAATAACTGTTTAGTTACTATGTTGAGTTCTTCTTCTCCTAAAGTAGAGCTGTTGTGAAAATCAGCTAATCTCTGGTCTGCTCTAGTAAAACGCCTAGCAACAATATCATCATTAGTAACAACTGGAAATGTGTTTTTAATCTTAAAGGTAGAACTTGTTACCCAATCAATATCTGAGTCTGCTGTCTGAACTCCATTTACATAGAATACGACATTAGCTTTAGAGATATAAGGGAAGGGGAGTACATAAGTTGCATCCTGATTAACAGCAATCCAAGCTGCTATTGAGTAATAATTAATACTAGGCATTCATTTTCATTCCTCTGAAAAAGGGTTAAATACATTCTTCTCAGCACTTCTAGAACTAGGTGCTTCTGACATTAGATAATTTCTAACTCCTCTAGTGAACCAGAAGGAATCTAGGAGGCTTAGAACGGATAACGCTTTGACTTGAGACCTATCTATCTCTCCACCTCTTAAGAGGTCTCCAAGTAATCTAGAGAGACTCTCAGCATCAGTGGCTAAAGACATCGCAGGAACTCCACCAATTAGGTTTGAATCTAAACCAGAAGTCCTTTGTCTTCCTATTACATTATCTCCTAAGAAAGGACTTGCAACAGTATCTATTAAGTCAGGTAATAAAGCAATATTGACAGCATAAGTAGCACCATCCCTAGCTAACCTAGATAACGAAAGTAATTCTTCACGTTTCTCTGGTTCGAAAGGATGCTCAACATATACTTTAGCTGCTTCAACTAACATTCCTAACGCAGCAGTCGCTACTAACTTTTGAGAACCAAGTCTGTCTCTAAAATGTAAATCTTTGATAACATGATTTTCCCAAGCATTAGAAGTGAAACCTCTGAATTGTCCAACTAATCTACCACCTAATCTTTGCATCCATCTTGGAGTTACACCTCTAGAAGTCTCTTGAATCATGCTAGTAGTAAAGCTGTATAAGAAGTCTTCAAAAGCAGTCCTTACATCATTAGGCATATTGTAATAACCTAAGTCTGAAATTTCTCCAGCTTTCCCACGTTTAACTAGGGGAGAAGTTCTTAAAAAGTTAGAAACTAATTCAGCTCTTTCATCAGATAGAGTCCAATCTTTAGAGCGTTTATTCCACCATTTTGGCATCTTCTTTCCATGAGCTATTTCATCTAAAAGGTTTAATCCTTGATTAGTAGCCATTTCTCTAGTCTTATCAGTGATAGCTGAAAGACCATTGAATCTAGTAGCTGTTCTTTTGAAACTCTCAGTGAAGGCTTCAACTTTCCCAAGTTTACCTTTACTATGCTCAAGTATTTCTGCTGTTTGCTTTAGGCTTTGTGAGTTCCTTAACCAAGTTCTAGCAACACCACCATTTAACATGTGAAGCTGTTTAACTAATTCACCATCTGCTTTACCATCAATTACATCTTTAGTAAATCTTCTAAGTAAAGGAAAGGTTTTAAATGCAGCTTTAGCTTGTCCAGTAGCTAATAAAGTACCAGCTTCTATAATTGCATTAGCTCCAGATAGCCCCATCTTAGTTGCATAAGTAAGACCACCAGCAATTAAACCTAAAGAGTGCATCGCTGTTCCTGGTTTAAATAATTTATTATCAACATCAGGAGAAATATCTAATAAAGAATCTCTAGCGTGTTCTAAGTACGAAATGTCTTTAGGAGTTGGAACACCATGTAAGTCACCATTAATATTAGAATCTGCATGAACTCTAAGTTCTTCGATACCATCTTTTAGTTTCTTAACAGATAACCCTTGCTCATGTAAAGCAGTTTCAGCTGAAGCCCACTTACCATAATTTCTAGTTAACTTTTCTACATCAGTTTCTAATACATCATGTAAATGAAGTTGTCTACCGTTATTTAGAGTAACACTAGTATTCATATCCATAGGTAATCTATGTTCTAATCTAGGAGAACCTTTTTTAACTTCAGGTCTCTTAATAGCATCTAGAGCTTCTTTGAAATCTGCAAAATCTTCAGGGTCTAATTTAGAGGCTAATTCTTCTAAAACTTCTTTATCATCTAAGTTCAATCTTGAAATATCATCAACTCTCTGAAACCCACCACTCTTAGGTTTAGTCCACATCTTAACAACAGCCTTAGCAACCTTCTCAGAAATCTCTTCACTTATCTCTAAGCCTTCTTGCTGTCTACCAGCTATCAATGCTTTCTTAGCAAGTTTAACTAAAGAGTTCTCGAAGCCATGTCCTACTTCTCTACGAATCTTTTGTATCTTTTCGTAACTAGGGATTCTAGGTAAGTAGTCATCATTCTTAGGTACTTGTCCTTTCTTTAGAACTCCAGTTCTTTCGAATTCATCTATGTAACTGGAGAAGAACTTTTTAGTAGCAGCAGCACTCTTGAGAATCTGAGGAGGAACTCCATCAGTCTTCCCTGTCATCACCACCTTTCCTACTTCATGATTGAATAACTCTATTCCTTCATAATCGTAGTCAGCTCTTATTTTACCTTTCTTTCTAAATTCTTTAGCCCAAGAGTTATACTCAGGTTCTAGAGTAGCCTTAAGTAATCCGTCATGTTTACCATCAATTATTTGCTTACGTTGTAAAGCATCTAACTTTCTAACAGCGTTCTTATCTTTTTGAACATTATATCCTAAGAGCTTCTCTCCAAGTTTCCGCACGACAGGAGATTCACTTTTCTGGAGAAAAGCTCTAGGACTAACCTCAAGTTTGCTGAAGGCTGTATTTTCAATTAAACCTTCAGCATCTATATCATCATTAATCTTATTAATAATAGAAGATTTATTAATAGGGATGTTAGAGTCATAATCTGGTAAGTCTAGATTTCTAGCAGCACCACCAGTACCATTAGTTAACTCTGAGCCTGGTCTAGATTCCTTTAAAGTATTCTTAAGAATATCTTGAGCCTTCAGAGCATCACCAGTTAAAGCACCAATACCTCCACCTAAAACGAAAGCAGTAGACATACCTATAGCAAAGTCAGTTACATCAATAGTATCATCAGCACTTCTAAGTAACTCAAGTCCTGTCTCTACCCCTACAGCTCTACCACCACCAGTTAAAATTCGTTTCATTAGAGAACCTGTAGTTCCTAATGCAACTTTAGCTTCAGCAGCAAACGCTAGAGGGTCAGTAACATAGCTTCCAACTATAACAGCACCTTGAGTTAAACCTCCGAGTTTCTCTAGTTCTTGTCTATCTTGCCATAACTCTAGATGTCTTTGTTTTAAATCCTGATAGCTCTGTGCATTAGTCACATCTTGATAGTCTTCTTTCCAATTCTCAGGGATGTTATCCAAACCTAATTCTTTTAAATCTTTATCTAAAGCTTCATAACTAAAAGCAGAGAGAAATTCTTCATCAGCATTATATCTACTATTAACATTCTGGAAGCCCCTGACAACATTAGGAATAATCCAATTTTCATCAATTTGATTAGTAAAGGCATCTAATGCTCCAGGGGAGTCTTCTTCAGTATCTATAGGTACTTGCTGTTGTTCTTGAGTATCAGCTAAACTTCTGTTATGAATCCTTGTAGATTGAGTATCTATAGTACTCATACCAAAAGGTAGTTGATTTTCTTCCATTAATTCTCTCTATTATTAATTAGTTCTATAACTCCAAGGATTTTGTTTTCTATCCTCTCGTAACTTAAGTTCATCTAGTAAGTTCTCACGACCTTCATCAAAACTTTCTTCATCATCTTTTTCTTGTTGAATCTTAGATTCTCTTTGTTCATCTTCATCTCTGATTCTAGCAACTTCCATTACTTGCTCAGGATTGATTACTAATAGAACACCATCCTTAGTTCTTAAAGGAGTAGATAAATCCCCAACAGGAGATACAAGCATAGTTCCATCTAAGTCAGATTGTGGGTGAGGAATTAACGTAAATCCATCTTCCTGTATCTGTTCTAAATCTAAATCTCCTGTATAAGAAATTTGATTATTAGAAAGAGCTAAACTTATAATGTCTTTGTCTTTATTATAAGAACCTGTGATATTATTATTTCTACCTTGATATGCTTCCCAAGCTCTAGGTAATCCTTTAGGCATCTTGTTACGTGGAATCATTCCACCACGAATAACAATATTATTAGCAAAGAATTGTTCTTCAGCAAACTTCTTAGCTTCTGATACATCTTGAGATAACCGATACCCCATACTCAAGTAATCAAGCATTTCCTCTTGCATTCTAGGAGTCACAATAACATCTGTTTCTATATCATTAGTGAATAAACTAGTACCTTCCTGGTCACTTAGTTCAATATTCTTGATTCTACTTAGGACATCCTGACCTTCAAACACTTTAGCAACCTTTTCTCTCCAGTTAGTTCCTAGTTCCCTTTTAAGAGCTGCTCTAGCCTCTGGTAGTGGTTGTCCTACCGCTTCATTAAGTAGTTCCTTAGCTTGAGTAGAGTCCATACCAAAACGCTCTGTAAGCTTAGTATACTCACTTAGTTTAGCTGCTCGTTCAGCAGATATTCCTAAGAAAGCATTAGAGCCTAAAGATTTCTGAAGAGACTGATACATAGTAGCAGCAACCTCAAAATTACTTGAGTTCAAATCTCCAGTATTAAGAACAGATTTAATAACATCAGGGAATCTACCGATTTCTTGAGAGGTGTCTAGCATCCCTTTATTAACTGTTAGGAGCTGTCCTAACTCCTCAGTTAAATCTAATTTAGTCTGAGGGTCAGCATTAACCATCTTTGATAGAATACCTACAGCACCATCAGCAAATCTTTTACCTTCAGTGTTCTCAAAGTGTTCATCATAGTCTTTCTTTTCATCCTTAGATAGTTTGAAGTATTCTCTAGGGTTCTTAGTGATTCTATCGTGAACAGCTTCTAAGTTTTGTTTAGCAATTTGATTATCTTTTTGAGTAAACGCAAGTTGTTCAAGAGCTTTTAGTTCTCCTTCATCTATAAGTCCAAGTCTGAAGAGTTGTTTACCTTCATCTAAATTAAATGAACCTTTTCTTGCTTTATCTTTTTGTTCAAAAAAAGCGTTTATCTTTTGTTCATTTGTAGCTAAAGACTTTTCATTCTCAATTGCTTGTCTATGCTTTTTACCTAGTGCAACAGCAGTTTCTAAATCAGAACCAAACCTACCCATGTTCTTTTCATTCTTAGAGATAAACTCTAGAATACTTTCAGCAGCTTTAAAATTTCCTTGTCCTGCTAACTCTTGGGCAGAAGACACCATTACATCTAAGGCTTCATCATTTTCAAAACCTAGTTCTTTTATATCTTCATAAACAGCTTTAACATTGTTAGTTCCTATAGAATCACCGAGAGCTTTAAACTCAGCCCTGGTTCTTCCAATACCAACATACAGAGCTTCATCGTGTTCAGCTTTTGCTTTAGCTTGAAGAACCTTTTTCTTTGTATTAAAGGATAATTGAGAAGCAGATTTTATAAAACCTTCTTGAAAGTCTGGGTCTCCAGAATCTTTAGATACTTCTTTAATTCTATTTTGAATAAAAGAGTCAACATCGAAGTTCTCAGGGTCAGCTTTAAATGCTTCTTCTGCTTCTTGAGGTAATGTTAAAAGTAACTCATGTCCTTCTAGTTCACCCTTCTTTTTATTAAGAGACGTTCTAAATATCTGGGAGTTTTGCTCTAGCTCTGGGTCTATATCTCCAGTACTTGCAGCAAGTTCTCCTTGAGTCTTTAGATAGCCTCTAATCTCTTCATCATCTTTTTCTTGTTTAACTTTCTTTCTTTCATAGAAATCGTGCATTAAGCCAAGACCTTTTTGAATCCCCGATAAATCAGTTCTTTCTGCTTGTACATTTAAAGATTGATGAACTCCAGTATTAATAGAGTTATTATCAGTATTGAACCCTGTACCTGAGTTCTTACGTATTGGATTCTCTCTTGGCATTAAATTTCCTTGTTATGGTTTATCCTCTTTACTTCTAGCAACAATCCCAGCTAACTGTAGACCTGTGGCTAAATAATTAGGTTGTTGAATACTATTTAAGTTAGATTGTGTTGCTGAAGTGTTTGCATCAATAGCATAATTATTATCTAGTCGAATATGAGAAACATCCATTCCTGCTTGAAAGTCCTCATTGTTTAATAAAGAATTAATTGAAGTACCTTCTACACCAGATTCAGCGGCAGAAGCTTTAAGTTTAGCCCTAGCTCTACGAGCTGCTCTTATTCTATCATTAGCTTTTATAGATGCTGAAGTACTCAATTGTTTCGCTCGTTCTAGGGAGGCAGCCTTAGTAGCTTTCTCTTGGCTCTTAGCGTTCTTACGAGTCTGAAAAGCTCCAGCTACCGCAGATATACCCATGATTATTGAAGTAGGTTCACACATACATATGCTCCTTAATTAGTAGCTCACATACAAGTGAGTACCTGTGATACTAGTGATTTCATTGTAGAAAGTTCCTTGATTTTGTACTGCATCAATTTCAGCTTCTACTACTGTTACTGACACTCCCTTATCATTTACTACAGTCACATCTCCAGCTGGTACATATATTCTACGTGCGCCATATACTGGAAGTTCCGCTAGTAATACCTTAGAGAAATTACTCCCAGGATTCTGTTGTTCATTACTCATTAATTATTCCTTTAATAGATTGTATAATATTCGTTGATGTTTGCTTCAATAGTTGCGCGGTCGCTGGATTTATCACTGTCGTAAATTATGGTTTCTTGAGTATAATCAACAGCAGGATATATAGTTCCATCATAGTTAGTTCTAAAACCAGTAAACCCACTACAATCTACATTTGTATGAGTTATTATAGTATGAGTGGATAAAATTGCATCATACATATCGTCCCTTGTTGTTCCTATCGTTGAACCATTAGCGTATATTGTCGGAGTCCCTACACTGTTATAACTTGCACTTCCTTGTGACAATTCCCCTGCTCCGATAAATCCAGCCAATTGCGCCTTGTCGTTTAATAATATCATTGCTCCTGAGGATGAACCTTTTACAACTGAAAAAATAGTTGATACAGCACCTCCTGTAAGTGTAGATTCAATGAAATCATGACTAGCTCCAACTTCATCACTAAAAATTGCAGGTTTACCATTAACCTTTTCGACCGCTCCAGCGTTTACTATTTTAGGCTGTAGGTTGGCTGTAGGTTGAACCCAATCATTACCATTCCCACTTTGGTCGTATGTCTTAACCACATAACCGTTATTAGAACCTGTATGAGCTAATAAAGCAGCTTCATCTAAATCACCGTTGGCATCAAAACCTATATCCGCCTCATATTGTTGTATGGTTATATTATCCCATTTCGTGACCAGCCCACCAGTTGCACTCAAACACCATAAAGAGATGCTTAATGTGGTTGTGGTTGCTGTAACTTGGTATGTATATGTATTTGTGCTGGTGACAGTATCACTAAAATAATCTAACCCTTGACTAGTAGAACCTAAACGTATCAATCCATTGACATCAACATATTCAAAATCTATTGATATGGTATAAGTCCTACCGATTTCTACCGGTATGTCTTGATATGCGTAATTATAATTCCCGTTTGTGTTTACAAGTTGCCCACCTGTTGCTGCAATTGAACCTGAGCCAACCATGTTCCAGCCTGTAGTGTCTGTTGTAAAATCTCCATTAATTAGTGGGTCTGGGGCATCAGTTCTAACCCTAATAGCTGAGCCACTATAATCCGTTCTTAGTTTTCTAGCTATGCTATAAGCGGTTTGCGCTCCTGGAAATGAATCAAGTATTGGTGTAGTTCCTGTTATGAAGAGGGATTGAGAAGGAGTAAAGGAGAACATTTTTGTCTTTCCCATTGTATTCCCTAAATTAATTCCAATCATATTTCTAACTCCTGAAAGAATCCTTCTATTTCTAACTGTTCATACGTCTTTTCATCCCATCTTCTAGGGATTAATAAGAAACCATCAACTTCATTATTGTTTCTGAGTAATCCTTTGATTCTCGCAGACTCTCCTTGATTATTAATGAAAGCTTCTTGAGTTGGGAAGTTTCCAGTACCTTGAGCTGCTTGACGAACTCCAGGATGAATAGGGATTGCTCCTGTTACTACAAGAGCGTGTTCATCCTTAGTAGGGTGTGAAATAATAGGATACCTTGAAGTCGTGACATCATTAGTGTTTATTCCTAAAGGTCTAGAGACTTGCTGTAGAAATATACTTCCTAGTTGTAAGTCTCCATAAGCATCTTGTTTTCTTGATTTAAAATATCTAATTGTCATACTTCAGTTCCATAGTTAAGAACTTTTCATCATTAACTTCGATTTCTCGTAGTGATTTAAAGTTATTAGTTTTCAACCAATGAATGCTTTTAGCGTTTTTAGCATGAACATTCACAATTAAACTAGAGTACATCTCTAGGAAATATTGAATATACTCCTTAGAATCTCTGAAGAAACTCACAGGTAATCGAAAGAACTCTCCAGTACTGAGTAACCAAGGACTTCCAATATTTCCTTCGTAATCCGCAGTTGCACAGCCAAAAACAGCAATAGGTTTGTTATCAAAAACAGCTACTCTAGAAAACCAACTTCTATCAAGAGAAAATGAAATAGCTTCTCTTGGACTATGTTGTCCTGAAGCTAATACTTCAGCTTTATCTGCTTCACTCATGTGTTTAGCTAGATAATCAACATCCATTTCACATGGTGGTAAATAAATTAAAGTCATCGTAACCTCGTTGAAATTAGGGTTTTATAAGAAGCGGATTGAATATTACAAGGCATATAGCTATCATTACTAATCTTAATAACTACTTCCTTAGAATTTCCTAAGATAGGGAATGTATAAGTAGCAGTAGCTAAGACAGGATTATTAAGTGTGAAATACTCGTTACCTAGAGAACGTGAAGTATAACTAGAGAACATATCTGGTATTACTTCAGCTATATCTGGGTCTCTACCTATCCTATCTACTTCGGTTTTAAAATAAGGAGTATCTGTAAATGACACAGACATTTCTCTAACCTGGTTTCTAACTGCAATGTTAACACCTTGGTTATCTCTGTATTGAAGTTCTGAAAATGTGAACTCTTGATTATAAGGTATTCCTATCCATACATCACCAGTAGTCCAATCTCCAGTTATCGAGAATTGATTATCTGAGGCAAGTCTAACAAAAGGGTCAGGAGTACCATTAGTAACATATCTACCTTTATCAGCCCAGCCGTCTCCTTTGAGTAACACAAGTTTGTTTTTAAGAGACTCAACAAGATATGGGGATACTGTAGAGAATGAAGTAGTATCAGAACCACCATCATAAGAACCAGTGATTTTCTGTAGTAAATCTAAATTAATTTGGTGAGAGAAACCAGTGGCTATCCCTGGGTCTTGTGTCTTTAGATTAATCCTTCCAATATAAGTTGAAGTAGTTTCAGTAAGACCAATATCAATTTTAGTATATGTATAAACAACATATAAATAATGTTCGATAGTTTCTATATCTAATATTCTAATACCTTCATCAAATAACCAGTGAGACCAAGAGGATTGAACCTTTTGTTGTCCTTGATATTTGTATTGATTAATCCAAAGTTTATCTGGAGTATCATCAGAATACATCGCTATGAAATCTAAGTTGTTCTGAACTGCTAATAAGCGAACATCTTTAGGTACGTATGAGGGTACATGAGAACTAACATTTTCAGCAGAAGTCATTAAAGTATCATCACGAACATAGAGTTCTCTAAGTTCTGTAGATACTCCAGAATTCAGTGGAAAATATAAGTTACTTCCAGAGTTCTGAGGTTCACAAATAGATGAAGACCTATAGTTAGTAGCTAAGGTTATTCCAACTGTTTGAGGACTAATGAAAGGGTCTCCAGATAAAGCTGACTGTCTATTCTCTGAGAATAACATGATGTTATCACCAAGAGGTTTAGCATAGAAGAAAGCTGTTGCATCATCAGAAGTTTCTTTAATATCAATTCTAGCTGTAGCTAATACGTCTGTAATTGTAGTTCTAAAGAAATTATGGTGTTCATCAGTTTCACTCATTACAATTGAAGAAGAACTAAGGAAGCTTAATCTATCACTAGTAAAGAATATTCCAGTTATTAAGTTACCTACGAAGCTAGGGAATTTATTAGAACCATCATCACCTACTGTACGTTCTCCCCAAGTTACAGGAAGAAACTCAAATCTAACACCATTAGGGTCAATGACATCAAAGATTAATTCGAGTCTATGAGGCATAGTAGTATTATCAAGTTGATACTGGATTCCTGGTGATACCCATTCGAACCATTTACCACTAACTTTTTTAACATAATAGCTATCAAATTTGTTATCTGTATCCCCAATGATTTTATAAATATCTCCTTCGGAGGCACTATCTAATAAAGTATCTTGAAGAGTTTGAACTGTACCAGCTATAGAGCCTGGAGTTACAGCAGCAGCAGCATCTACAGTTATTGTAGAATTAACAAAATAAGTATTCTCTTCAACTGTATAAGCTTTTATCTCATTAACAGGGTTCGTACAAATCAAATAAGGATTAGCAGTATCATTGAGTACAACTAGTTTTTGACCATCAGATAATCTATAGACATCTAAGTCACCGTCTGCATAAATAATAGCTAAGTACTTATCATTGTTTCTATCAGTTATCCAATGAAAGAAAGCTCCTGATAAATCTGAAGTAGTTAGTTCATTAATCACTTCTAAAGGTGGTCTCTTGGATACTCCATCAGATACGGAGAAACTACAGTTAACAGCTTCCTGACACTGTGCTGGACTCCGTTGAACTGGAGATTGTTGAGATACACCACCGTATAACGCTGGGATTGTTTGAGTGACTAATGCCATTAATTAATACCTTCTACTAATTGTTGATTCTTTAAACCAGTTATGCTTTCTACTGCTTCTACTATTATCTAGTTGTAGAGCTGTTAAAGCTTGTTGTTCGTCTTCAAGACCTAACTTGAGACCAAGAGACCTTCCAAATAACCTAGCAGTTTTATACACAACATAATCGACAAAAGAAGTAGGGCATTTAACTAAATCCATAGCTACCACAACATCTAAATAAGTATCTAGAGTAGGGATGTCTATGTTTCCATTAGCAGCATCTTCATAAGAAATTATATTGTTATCATAAAGTTCATAGTGGTCTCCAGGACACTCTAGGTCACTAAGAGGACTAGGGCGAACACTTAGAGGAGTGAATCCATTTGTATCAACAACTAATGTACCAGCTGGTACAAGATAGCGTTCCCAAGTATTAAACCACCAGCCTCTAGCTAGAACTTCTCTAGTTTGAGCTTGAAGTAAATAATTAACCATTCCAGCATCAGATTGAACTGGTATTGAAGTGGTTGAATAAGAGACTAGAGGAAGTCCTAATAGAATTAAGACTCTATTGATAATCTCTAGTAAATCACTTTTTACTGAAGGACTAGGAGACTGCATAGTTTCCTCTTTGTTGGTTGCTTGTTACTCTAGTATTCGGGTCTGTAATAAGTTGCTTATGTCTAACCTTAGCTCTTTGCATATATAAAGTAGAGTGAGGATTTTGAGTGACTATATCTGCTTCTACAGAATCCCAAGCATCTTGTTCATGAGTCTCATTAAAGACGTTCAATGAGTCTGCACCTAGAATTTTAGTTTGAACTATCTTAGCAGCTCGAATTGTCACATAATGACGAACAGTTTGAGGTAATTCTTCAAAGTCAAATAAGTAAACAATGTCCGCAGATACCGCAGAACCAAACGTAAAAGAATTTGTAGATTTATTAAATAGTTTATTCTGTCTTACTACAAAAGACACTGATTCTCCAGGGTCACTTAAAGTTCCCATAGAGGGTCTAGCTTTTAGGATTGTATCCCCTATAACTATCTCATTGCTTCCATTAGGAGTTAGAGTGACGTTGTAATCTGAGTTGAACCATAATCCTTTATCTTGCACTTCTCGAGTAACATTTCTAAGAGTAAATAAAGCAATACTAGCATCTGAGAAATACGAAAGGTCAGTTATAGAGTTTACTGGAGTTGTACCTAAAGCAGTTAGTATCTCATTTACTGCATTAAGTTCTGTTGTTGGTGTTATATAAATTGCCATTATTCGTTTTTCCTTAAACAAAAAAAGGAGTTACCTACATTTCTATAGATAACTCCTTGAGTTAGATTATGGTATCACAATCTCGATAGCACATTCTGGACGAAGTACACCATGACCGATTGCCATTGAAGCAACCATCAAAGTACCTTGTCTACGAATGTCATATTCTGATTCCATTCTTAAGTCCATTAACTTAACTGTACCACAAGCATGTGGGGTCATAATTAATGCCTTAGTTTTACTGAAGTCTCCAGTGTATTTATCAGAGACAATATCAATACCATCTGGTGCTACGCCTGAAGCTGGAACGTCAAGTTGGTTTGGTAAATGATTAGTCATAATCAAAGGAATACCAGCAACTTGTGGTAACTCTGCATTAGAGTAGCTACCTAGTCCACCCCAATCTTGGTTTAACAAATCCTTGTTACGAACCAACTGGTAGTAAGTCTCAGGTCTAATAAAACATACTCTACCTTCTGTAGGAGTTTCATCAGTATCAAACTGTTCAGCAGCAGCGAATAAAGCATCAGCCATTTCAATAGCTTTAGCGGCATCAGTAGCAGCAGCATAACCAGCAGATAAGGCAATCTCAGTTCCACCAGGTAATCCAGTGATTTTGTTTGGAGAACGAGCGGCTGTTAAAGCAACACGGAATACAGACTTGTCATAGATTCTAGCTAAGGCTTGACCGAGCTGAGTTGAGTATTCACCACGAACTTCATAGTGATTCATTGCTTCATAAATATCTGCAATAAATACATCAGATATTAATTTAGCATCAACTGTGATAACAGTCTCATTGTGTAACATATTCTGACCAAGAATCTCAGTACCAGGAGTGTGGTAGCGACCTACCGCTTTCCCTGTATTAGCGAAACTTGCAGAACGAGAATTCGAGATATTACGAACTCTGTGATGGGCTTCCATCTTATTAGCTTCATTAAAGGCTGTTAAGACTTCACCAGTGAATAACTTTTGGAACAGAGCTACTTTGTCAGCTTCAGTAGTTGTTAATCCGTTAATTGCTCCTAAATAGGAGGGAGTTGCGTTTGACATTTATACTTCCTGTATGTTTGTCGAACTTCTTATTAATAGGTATCTTCTAATAATAGAAGGCTATTACATTAGTTCTTTAGATTTAATATAATAGTCATTACTTTAATTTTTAAGAGTATCCAATTGGGTCTATAAAATCCTTTTTATGACATTGAAAAACAGATAACCTTAGCTATCTGCGGCTCTTGAGTTTTCTCAAGAGGGGGTATTTAAAAACCGCCAAGGTTGCGCGTTGCTCTTTCGAGTACTAAGCGTGACGGTTATGTTAAAATTCTAATACTTTGAAGCGAGTATCCTTTGTTCAACTTCATTTCTATAGTCTCTATCAGTTTTGTATCTTGGGTCTGCTTGAGCTTTAGCTTGTGCTTGTAAGCTTGAGAATCCAAAAGTAGAACCAGAAGATGTCTTACCATCAATAAGATTAGGAGACCTGTGATTAGCACTAGAATACCTTAGAGATAAATCAGCTAATGCTGTTTTCCTTTGATAGTCTGTGCCATTTAAGGCTTCATTAAAATTATCAATTTCTTCAACAGAGAATTCTCCAGAAGCCCAAGTAACCATATCTGAATATGCTTCCTTACCACCTACTGAATCGAACACTTGTTGTTGCTTCTCATTGAAAGAAGCTTGTTGTCCTTTGATGTAAGTATCAACCATTGATTTAGAGAATCCTTGTTTCTCTAGTTCACTGTAAGAGGCTTCAGATAGACTTCCATCTTTCTGTAACTCTTCTGAATACTTATCAAAGTTCTGTTGAGAGACTTCTTCAGGTTTCTCTGGAATCTCTAGAGACTGAGATTCTTCTGTAGTAGAGGAGCTAGAGGTAGAATCCTCAGAAGTAGGAGAGCCTTCTTGAGACAATCCTTTAGCTCCAATTAGTTTTTGGGATTCTAAATATCCCTTTTCAAGTTCTTCTACACTCTTATACTTTCCAGCATAAAGAGTTTCTTCTTGTTTTTCTTCTTGTACTAAGGATGGGTCTGGTTTCTCCTCAGCATTAACTGTAACCACATCAACCATGAGTTATCGCTTAGTTACTGTCATCTGAACTACCTTATTTCCACCTTTACCGTCAGGTACTACTGAATCCCTTTTAACAGGTTCGGTAGGTTTTGCTTTCGGTTGTTTAGTATTAGGTGTATTACCTACGTTTGCATTAGCCATTTATAGCTCCTTGTTGTTTAATTGATTCATTGATAGCACCTGGTACAGTATCCTGAGCCATTTGCTGTGTCATTTGTTGTTGGATGTCTTGTTGAACTTGTTCTTCAGTCTTGATTAAGTTAGTAGCATCTACTCCCATTCCTAGTGCTAATTGTTTAGCAACTTCTCCTGAGTTAATCCGTTGTGCTAACTGTTGTTCACCAATAGTAGCACCAAGTTGTTGTAAGAATGTCAATAACTTATTAACTTCATGTCCTCTTCCTAATGCTTCAAGTCCTGTAGTTATTTGCTGGTCTACACCATCTTTAGGTAACTTAGGGATTTTCTTCATTTTGTTTAGAACAGAAATGTATCTCTTTAGGAAAGGTCTTTGTAGTTCTTGAGATAATACAGAGTAAACACCACCTAAAGCATCTTCTAATTCTTGCGCTAAGTAACGAATTTCTTCTGCTGTAACTCTTTCACCATTCCTTTGTACTGAGGAGTTCATTAAGAATATTCTAGATAAATCTCTTTTGATTTCTTCTCGAGCTTCCTTAGTGATACTGAAGTCTTGTAATTTGTCTAAACCAATAGTTCCGACATCTTCCGCGTTTCCTTCTAGTATATCTCCAGACTCAGCTGTAGCTAGTTGTCTCTTAGTAATTGTAGAGCCATATTTTAAAGCAAATATTACTTTAGCTGCTGCTGAAGAGGCTAAACTTAAGTCTCTAGAGTAGTCATCAAAGGCTGTTAAATCTGAGATATAATCTTCAATCATACCTCTACCATAGTCTTCACCAGGAATGTACTTCCAACGTGATACTATGAACTCTGGTTCATCTAAAGGATAAGAACCTTCAGAACCTTCTACAGGTTTACCATTTAACTCTTGAATAACTTTGTACTTCTTATCTTCAAGATACATTCTAGTAAATAAAGAGACTTCCTTTTCTCTAGATTTACTGAATTCTACAATCTCTTCAGGTAAGAAATGAGATTCTAAAGTTTCTTTAGGTAATGTTAAAGGAGATATTTTTTCCTTAACTATTACATCAATAACAGTTCCTATTGAGTCTCTTTCAACTACATAGGAATCGAGACGATATGACCTAAAGTTTCCCTCTTTGTCAATTCTTACACAAGAGTCACCAATGATAATCAAGTAAGCAAATACTAATACCATTGCAGCTCTATAATTTGATTTCTCTAAATTAGAAACTATCTCTGATTCTACTCTAGCTAATATCTCTTGAGCTTCTGTTTGTTGTTCTCCAATTTCATCTTTAGTTTCTCTAGTTAGTTGAAACTTAAAGAATGGAGTGTTTGTAGGAAATAGAGCTAATATCATCTTAGAAGATAAGCTGTTAACTAATGCAGCACCTAATGATTGCTTAGGTCTAACTAATACTTGATTCTGTGAGTGACCTTCTGGAGGTAACAAACTTGGTATTGTTAAAGCAGCTGCTTCTCTTCCTACACGAAGTCGTTCTTGTCTCTTAATATCCATAGACTCGAACATACTTTTTAGTGTATTTACATCTTCCAAGTTAGCCTGGAGTTTGTAAACCACTGTTTAATTTTGGGATAGCTAAGGGGTCAAACATGCTGTTAGCTGGGGATTGATTTCCACCATTACCTCCTCCGTTTCCTGTTCTTCTTGAACCTCCAGGTATATACATCCCTAGTTCATCAAAAGCTTTTCTGCTTAAGAGAATTCTTGGGTCTTTAACTGCTGTTGGTTGTGGTGCTTTTGGTGTAGATGTACACATTAAGTAATATCCTTATTCTCTAATTGTTTCTTCTTAATTAAAAGAAATTCTATTACACTTCTCTGTCCAAGATAGTGTTCCATTGTACCACTCTTCAGCCTCTTTAATAAATCAGTTGAGTTCTCTTCCTTGAATATAACGTCTAAATCCGTGACTAAATCTGTGCTTAACACAGGTAATTCTTCCATGAGAACTCCTCTATTCTGATAAAAAGTGCTGGTAATTTCTAAATTAATACTTAGAGTGGTTCATTAAAAGGTGCTTAATAGTGATACTTTTAATAACATTTAGGGATAGATGCAATTAAAGTATCATTAACCACCGCTTCAGGTTCATCTGTAACATACTCACTAATCAACTTATCTAAATAAACTCTAGCTTTAATCAGGTCTTCTCTACCGTTCTTCCTTGAGTGTCTCATAACATATTTAATTACATTACCTGTACAGAAATCTAATTGATTTCGAAAAATAAAATCTAGAGGTTGAATCTTGAATTGAGTGTAATGAGGTTGATTACTTAACTTCTCTTGAAGTTCCTTAGTGCTGTTTGAAGTGTCCAAGGTTTTATTTCTCCTTTGATATAATCGTTATATTGTAAAATGTAAGCACATCTAGCTTGAACATAGGCATCATCTAGAGTTTGACCTCTAGATTCATAAAGTCTCACTACTTCGCCCCACATCTCAACAATGTCATCTACAGAATCTAAAAGTTTATCTGCTGTTTTCTGACCAACACCTTTTAGTCCTTTGTAGTTATCTACGGTATCTCCAGTTAACACTTGTTTCATGTGATACCTGATTGAATCTAGTGGCTGAACATTAACAACTCCTAGTTCTGGTTTATTGAATAGAAATAATTTTCCAGGAATGGTATTCATATCCTTATCAATAGTTGCTATTACAGTTTTACCTTTGTATTTTGGATGTGTCGCTAGAATTCCTAAGATGTCATCGCCTTCTAGATTCTGTCTGAATTCAACTCTATGTCCATGTTCTGTAGACTCAAAATAATTTCTAATGAATTCCCATAATTTAGGTTTTTCTTGTTTTCTATTCTCTTTGTAAGAAGGTAGAATCTCTTTTCTAAAATTACTTTTATTATCAGAAAGTGCAATTATTACTTCAGAACACTTTAGTTTACTCTTAAGACTTCCAATAAACTTAGTCAGCTGAGGGATAACACGGTCTTCATGTAAAACCGTGTCAATCTCACCATTGTTATCCCAATCTATATCAAGTTGATTCTTAAATGCAAATTGATAACAAGGCACATCAGCATCTAATAATAGGATTTTATTTTTTTCCATATGGATTGAAGTCGTTTAGATGCTCTAACTCATATTCCATTTTTCGTAAGACAAACTTAGGAATATCCTTAAGGAAATCTTCTTCCCACTTTGGATTAGTGATACTGGAAGAGTTTCCTTCAGCTACCACCACATGACCAGGAATAGGTCTAACGAGTCTACTTTGAACTCTAGAGTATTTACCTGAGAAGTACTCAGCTGGAGTTAGATTCCTAAAAAGTTCTTCTCCAGTATCCCTATGAACAAATTGTCCTCTCATTTCATAAAACTGGTCTATGTAATTACCAGCATGTATTGAAGACATCCAAAGTCTCTCTTGATTCGCTTGAATTTGATTTCTTGTATTTACTCCGTAAGCCTTTACAGGTTCTAGAAAACAATACCATTCAGCTTGTTTCTTAGCTACTAAAGCTTTGTCACCACCTTGAGAAATCCAAGAGTTAACTAAATCTTCTACAGATTTTATTCTGACTCCTCCGTACAATGAGGTTTCATAAGAGATGCCCCTAGAATCATAGAGAGAATCTTGTTCTTCTGGAGTTTCTACGTAAACATAAGGAATATCATCTATTGAAAGTGAAAAGTAATTAAACCCCGTGCATCTTTTTGCTGTTCTCAAACTTTCAATCAATTTTTTTATCTCATAGGTTGTTAAGGTCTCAGCTAATGATTTAGCTAAATTTTCGCTTTGTTTTTTACTCATGTTATATCAATACCCATATTAATAAAATTGTTATTGTTAATATCTTAATCGTTTGTTTTTTCATTTCTTCTCCTTACCTTCGATTATATTAAGTAACTTTTGATTCATTTCTTTTGACTCTTTAAGAGCTTTACTTCCAGAACTACCAGCTAAATTAGAGAAGCTAGTCCAAACTCTAATTCCAAAAGCAGAACCCACAGCTCCTAAGAACGCTGTAGATAACCACCAGGGAGTATACAGTTCTAAAGCTTGAAACCCTTCTATCATTACTGGTTGTGTATTTGGTATAAAGACTAGACACATGATTGCAGATAAGAATATTGTGAAGTATTCATCTTTCCATCCTGAGTTTTGAATTGAGATTTTCTCCCAATCAATGTCTGCATCTTGTCTTCTTTCTTGTAATCTTATTTCTGCATTAACTTTAGCTTCTGTTAACTTGAACTTTACATCCAAAGTTTTCATTTTTAGCTCATGTTTTCTTGAGAAATAATCTTTGATTCCCCCTAGGATTCCAGGGAGTATGGATGACCAACTAAAAGCCATTAGAAAGGGTAGTCATCTATGATAGTAGCAATAAGAACACCTAATGCGAACCCTGCTACAAATATTAATGGTGTCATAAAATTACTCCTGAACTATAACGTCTTCTTTAGTTAAACTGAAGAATTCTTCTAGTGAGCTAAGGTCTGTAATTGCTACGTGGTTACTAAATAACAATTGATAATCTCCATCACCATACAAATTCATACCTCCTAAACTAGGCATACGCTCTAAGGTTCGTCCCCAATGTTTATACCCAAGACTCTCAGCTTTCTCTGCTGCCTTTGTTGCTGTTTCTTTATCTTCAAACTGTAAATAAATTTGTTTTAAAATTTTCATTTAATTTCTCCTGTAATGAGGTTCAAAAGAATCACTGTAGATTTCGTCTATAGTAATCTTTATTGTTTTGTTGCTTAAATTTATATCAATAGGCTCTAAAACCTCAAATTGATATATGTTATTATTGATGTGAATGTTCCAAAGAACTGATAGGAATAATGTTAGAATTATGTCCATGAGGATACTCTCCTTACTACGTTGTTAATGGGTTTCAGCCCAATTCTTTCCAATTTTATACTCACCATCTAAAGGGCATCTAAAGTTAAACTGTTGTGTAACCATGCGAATTCCTTCAACCATAGATTCACCTACAGTAACCGAATACTCTTCTTTGCATTCAACTTGCCATTCGTCATGAACCCAAAGAACCTGGTGATAATGAATACCATGAATTAACCCCTTACTCTTTAGAATCTCATGATAATTTTTAGTGGCTTGTTTCATTATTGCTCCTTCCGCAGACATCAAAAGAAAATTCAATGCAGAATGGGGAGACCTAATGTAAACAATACGACCATCAAGACCTTGAATCCACCCACGTTTTCTCACAGCATCAGCGACCGCTTGTTGTAATTTAGCGAACGCTGGTAGATTGTGGAAGAACTGAGCTTTTAGCTGTTTACCAGCAGCAGAACCTTTACCTACAATAGTTCCTATTTTGTAGTCACCACCACCAAATAATAGAGCGTATATAAAGGTTTTTGCTTGGTCTCTAGTATCTAACCCAGCTGCTAATTGATTAGCTGTATGAATATCACCTTCTAAGATTAACTTTGTGTAAGCACCACCATCATATCTAGCCATGTAATGTGCTAGATTTCTTAACTGTAATCCAGAGGCATCAGCACCAACTAAAGTCATACCTGGAGTAGCCGTGAAGCACTTTCTACAATCTTCACCATACTCCTTACCTACTTTAGGAACTTGACCTAAATTAGGAGAATAGTGTGCTGCTCTACCTGTCACAGTACCCATAGGATTCACTCGACCATGCAATCTGCTACCTTGTTCTAGTTTTAACCATGCACCATCAGCTTCAGCAACCTGAGATATTCTCTTGTTAACTAATAGATACTCTAGTAACTTAGGAACTTCTGGATAAGGTAATCCTTCAAGAACTTTTTCGTTAACTTGTGGGCTTCCACCATCTGTAAACACTTTAGGTTTCCATCCTCTTGTCTTAATTAATCTATCAGCTATCTGTTGTCTTGAGCCTGGATTGAACTCAACTACTTTTACTTTAGTTAAAGTACAACCTTCTTTATATCCTAGCGTTTGATTATCCCGTTTTGGAGTAAACTCTTTAACAGGAGCAATCCAAGAACCAAAGATTTCAATTAAGTCTCTAGAGGTTTTCTCGCGTATCTGGCATAGATTAGAGTACAGCTCAACAGCTGCGTGTTTATCTAAATAAACTCCTCTATCAGTTTGTTGAAGACATACAGAATGAACGTAATGTTCTATATCAATCGCTTGTTGACTGTAATTCTTAGATAGTAACTTCTTGTATAATAATAGAGTTACTCTAGCATCCTGGTCACAATATGAACCCATAGAATCATTATAAGATTCCCAAGGGTCTATACCTTTTTGCTCACACTCTAATTTGTAGTCTCCTTTATGTAGATTTAATCTATGCCCCCAAGCTTCTAAACTATGAGAACCAATTAGATTCTTAGGTAAATGTGGTTTCTTAAGTTTAATTCTTTTCTTAATTGAAGCTAAGTCTAATGCTTTGAGATTAGTATAGATTAATCTAGAGATTACTAAAGTATCTACTAGTTTTCCTTTGAACTTGAAGTCTGGATAAAGCTTTTCTATGGTTTTAACATCAAATCCCATTATGTTATGTCCTATTAGAACATCAGCATTTGATAGGGTATCTATAGCTTCTTTAATATTTCTTAAATCTGTGTTGTAACTTGAGAGTTCTTCAGTTTCTAAGTCTATTAAAGAAGCACAATGGATTTTGTTAAGTGAATCTAAGAGTCCATTTGTTTCTAAGTCAAATATTATTGAACTCATTTTGTTTTCCTGGTTCTTCTTCAGTAATCTTTAAATCTAACTGTCTACAAGTCTCTTCTGCTAACTTAATAGCATGTTTAACCAATAGCTCATCAGATATAATTCTGTCTTCACGGAGTTGCTCTCGACCTAATGTATTAATCAGGTGTCCTAGAGTAACCTTAGTCATACTTACTAAATCAAAGTGAGTCACGAATATCTATCTCTGAGTTTGCTAAGTCTACGAAGAGGCTCTCCATATCTTTTTTCATTTCATCGTCCTTACATAAGTCATCTAAATGCTTAGGTCGCATCATACCTAAGAAGTACCTTAGAGATATTGCGTATTTCTTAGGCATTCTTAGGGATACAGAGTCTCTATTTAGATGTTTAACTTTAACTATTTTACTCAATTAACTGTAACTCCTTCAGGTACTACTTCATTGATTCCTTCGAATCTAAGGTATGGTTCATCCCATTTCATAGTTTCATGGTTAGTATCAGCGATAATAAAAAATCTTCTAGCAATCTCATAATAAACTTCAGGTTTTAACCCCATCTCTTTCACATCACTAGGTCTCATGTTTAGAATCACTGAGAAAATTAATCTCAAATCTTCATCTGTTATTGTTACACTGTTTAAGTCATTCACTATTACTGACATATTTTTCTCCTATTAATTAAAATTCATCTACTTCAGAATCGAAAATATCTTCTTTAATATCTTCTATTTCTATCATTCGACCTATTTCATGGTCATACTTAAGTAAGATAGTTTGACCTGTAGCTTCACCCATCTCTCTATCTTTAAGTACTCTTACTGTTGTTACATTCTTCTTTGTTTCGTCTTGTTGATTACGCTCAAGACCTAAAGCATTATGAGCTTCAGCAGCTAGAGTCCTAGAACCTTTAAATTCCCTAAGTTTCACTCTAGCCCCTTCTTCATGAGAACCAGATTCAGGAGTAGCTAAATGGGATACTACTGTTAACATGATAGGGAGTTCGATAACTAAAGAAGCTATATCAGAGGAAACTCTATCAATAAAATCTTGATTCTTTTCCCCAGAAGCTCCTCTTAATCCTGTGATGTTATCTAAGTAAATACTAGTACATCCAGCTCCTAGAGCTAAGTATCTAATCATTACTTTTATGTCATCCCAATCCCTACTACCTTTAGAATCATAAACAAAAATGTTATCAGAATTCATAAGTGCTAAAGTATCTCTTAAAGTGTCTGCATCCCAAGAACCATCGGAAGGCTTATGGAATTTCTTGTTACCTAGAGTTCCTGCAAGTCTTTGAAAGAATTTCTTTGGTGTCTGCTCAAGTGGAATTATTCCTGTCTTGAGTTTTAAGTTATGTGCATCGTGGTTTAGCATTTCTAACACAAAAGTAGTCTTACCTACTCCAGTACCAGCCCCGATAAACAACGATTCATTAAGACGTCTACCAAAAGTTAAATCTGTTAAACCTTGCCAAGGATAAGAGTATCCCATTTCTACAGGAATCAGTACATCATCATAGACATCTGCTAATGTGACTATTCCATGTGGTTTATAAGCTTCAGCGTTCCAGATTGCTCTTGTGAGTTCTGCTGCTTTTCCTGATACCAACATATCATTAGCATCTTTCTCAGGGAGTCTAGCAATCTTGCATTTTCCAGGAGAGAATAGTTTTGCACATTCTTCTGCTGCTTTAATACCTGGAGTGTCATTATCAAATAATAAGACAATCTCTGAGAATGACTCAAGATAATCTAAAGCATCTTTAATAGACCTAGAAGCACCTGAAGCACCATTTGGTACACTTACTACAGGCCATTTATTCGCTTGAACTTGAGATACTGATAGAGCATCTAATTCACCTTCAGTAATCACTATTTTTTTAGCTGAACCTTTCGGCCATAACCACATTCCGTAAAGAGGTTCTAGATTCCCTAGTACTCTAAAGTCTTTACCTCTCATGCGAATTTTCTGACCAACTAGTTTGTTTTTTCTATAGTGATTAGCTACATGAACTCTTTGTCCTGAAAATTCACCTTCATGATACTTCCAGAATTTAAAAGTATCTGGAGTAATTCCTCTAGTGCTTTTAGTAATTGGTGTGGTATCAATTAAATCTTTAGATTTCTTTTCAATCACTACTAGTTCTCCGTTATTAGCTTTAGTAGGTTTTCCACAAGAGAAACAATAAGAGTGACCGTCTGAATACATTGCATTTGCATCAGACGAACCACAAGATTCACATGAAGAAAACCCTATTACAGAACTATCTCCCACTTTTAGAAATTGACCACATTCTCTTCCTAAAGATTACTCCATTGTTTGTCTGGAGACCTTTAAGAACTAACTTAGTTATTGTAGTATTAGAAAACTTAGTCACTGCTTCAAAGGCTTCTCTCATAGAAGTCTTTAGTTTAACTTCATAGTTTTGTTGCATCTCTCATGTCCTCTGTTAAGTACTGTAATGTCTGTATAAGTTCTAAGACTTCTTCTCTAGATAACGTGAAGTTTACATTTGATGTAATTAAGGAAGCTACTTGAGAATTCTTAGTTGTTACTGTTGAGATACAACCTCTATCTAAATTGACAGTTCTTTCTATTATCATCAATTGACTCCCTCAGTTAACGCTGGATTCTCCCAGCCATCATAGTGATACTTCATATATCTCTGTCCTGTGACATCCTTATGAAATGTCTTATTTATTCTGTAACCTAATTCACGTAACTCAGAGATTCTTTTAGCCACTGAGCGTATCTTGTGTACATCATTTGCTTGAGAATTTGTGATAGTACCCTTGATATGGAAGTGGTCTAAGAGTGTCTTGAGTTGAGGTGTTAAATTAGAATAAGGTGAGTTTGCATACACTTGCATCATTTGTTCTCCTGTTTATTAAGGTTAAACTATTGGCAGGGAATCCCACCAGCTCCGTACGTCAAAACAAGGACAATCTTTAGAAACCCCAGGTAAGTCTCTATGACCTAAGATTTCTGGGGTTTCTGTGGATACCGTATGAGCTATAGTGACAATTAAGTCTTCTAGAGTATTAAGTTGTTCTTGAGTGAAGTTGTCTTCAGATTCTCCAGTTTCAGAGATTCCTCCAACTAAGCAGATACCTACAGAGACATCATTGAATCCTTTAGCATGACTTCCGATAGAATAAAGTTCTCTACCAGTTTCTAGCGTTCCATCTCTTCTAATTACATAATGATAGCCAATTTCTAACCAACCATTTTGTCTATGCCATCTGTCAATTTCGTATCTACCAATGTTCTGGGAAGGTTTCGTTGCAGAGCAATGAACTACAATGTAGTCCATTGATTTTATTTTTTTATATTTGATAATACATTCCTTGTAAGTTTAGAGATTCTTACGGTTCTCTGGGGTCTTTTCCTGTGTAATCTTCAAAGTCTGCTAGAGAAACCCAAAGACCCCACTGACCTTCGTCCTCTTTTCCGAAGTTAATGCCTTGGTCGACTGATTCTCCTATTTCAAAACCAGAGTCTCCTACCACTGTGCATATTCCTGTGTTTTCGTCACTGAATTTCGCAGTAAGCTGATTATCAAAATAAACCCATCTCATTGTTACTGGGTATTCTCCAGAGTAATCTTCTAATGAGTAGATACCTTTTTGTGAGCCTTGGTTAGGTACATCATTCATAAATTCTGCAAATAATTTATCTAAGTCTGACATGTTATTCTCCTGTTGAATTCGTAGTTGATACTACGTAAGTTTGTTTGTTGTTACGGAGAGTAAATCTCCAATATTGTTCTCGGGATTTCATCAGATTCTGCGAATCTCTTCCATCCTAATAAAATCTCTATTTGTCTGTCGTCTTTCCAGTATCCTTTAGCGTGTGTAACAGCATCCAGAGCTGCCTTATCATAATTATCTATATCACCATTAGGGATTGATAATTTAGAGGTTCTAGGCTTCTGTATTATGTGTGTTACTACTACTAATAGATCTTGCTCTGCATCAAGTATCCCTCTCGGTAAATTCTCTTCCATGAATTTCTTCCATGTAGTATATTTCTTTCCATAATAAACTCCCCACCTAGTAACTCTAGGTCTAGAAGCTGGGACAGGGGACACCTCAGGAAACGGAACTACTCCTAGTAACTCCGCTCCTGAGAGAATCTCAATGAGTTTCTGAAGCTCAGTAATCAGAAATCTTCTTCTTCAGATTTACTAGAAGCATCGAAAGGAACTTCAGATTCATCTTCTGACATTTGAGATTCATCGTACTCATAATCTCCTTCATCTTCATCTCCGAAGTCTACTTCAGAGTCTCCATAAGAAGCTAAACTAAGAATCTTGACCACTTGTATATAAAGTGTGACTCCTACTTTTCTAGTTTTTATGCCTATTCCAGTATCTGGGTCAATCTCGTCATCTCCAGGCATCACATAAAGCATGGGCTGTAATCCTAATCTAATAGGAGAACCACCATTAATCGTAGGTCTTACTCCTGTTATTGGATTTCCTTTAGCATCAATTAGTTTCGGTTCATCTTTAGTCTTACAATTAAACAAAGCTTTTCCTGCTACTGGCTTCTTATCTTTATCAGTCATTGCTTTAAATGCTGGTACTACTTTGTAATGGTCTTTGAAAGCCAAACCCCCTTCAGCAGAATCATCAGCTAACCATAGTGCTAATTTTTCTTGTAAGAAGTCGTTAATTTTCTTCATGAAAGCTTTGTGCTTCGGGTCAGAAGTATCTAAGACACCTCCTGTTTTATATCTTGTTTTACCCTTGAATGTCTCTGGTATCGTGAGAGCTGGGAAGAACGCGGTTACTGCTGGTGAGGGAATTACTTTCCCATAAAAATCTGATTTCTTCATATATTAATTTTTCCTTGATTTATGTTAGTCTTTAGTTATTAAGTACTGTGCGTACTAAAGTTTCTTGTTCTTCAGTTAATTCCAGAGTTATTGTCTTAAGTTTAGGTTCGGGTTTAAGACTGAAGAATTCTTCTAAAGTAATCTGAGGTCTTCCACTAGGTGCTTTCATGTAGAACCAATCTTTATCCTCTTCAATGTCTCCTGAGACATAAGTTGCTTCTTCAAAAGAAATTACTCTCTTCCATTCTTTTAAACCTAAGAAATCTAATTGTTTCTCTATAGCTTCTTTTAATATTTTACTTTTGGTGTTTTCGATATTTTTACTAAATTCTTTCATAGTATTCTCCTGTTATAAATACTCTTCTTGTAGTGTGTTAGCATCCAAACCTTCTTCAGTCATTTGAATAAACAAATCTACAGGTATTTGTCTCCCAGATTCCCAATAGATAATTGCGAGTTCTAGGAGTTGCTCTTGTCTTTTATTCATTAGCTTAGAGCTGCTCTAACTAAAGCTTCTTGTTCTTCAGTTAGTTCTAGAGTTATTGTCTTTAGTTCGGGTTTAAGACTGAAGAATTCTTCTAAAGTAATCTGAGGTCTTCCACTAGGTGTTTGCATATAGAACCAATCTTTACAGCATTCAAGGCCTACTGAGACACAAAATGCTTGTTCAAAAGAAGCATTAGCACCCCATTCTTTTAAACCTAAGAAATCTAGTTGTTTCTCTAAGGCTTCTCTTAATATTTCACTTTTAATGTTTCTAATATTTATACTAAAATTTTTCATTTGTTTCTCCTGATAATCTTCAAAATCTGCTGATAATACTTAGTGAGGTTCGTTAAGATTATCAGTAGAATACAATTGACACTTGAAAACTACTTATGCAAAGAAGTACTTAGAGTCTAAGACTTGAGATAAATCTAAGTTACCCATCTCAGGAAGAGTCGGTAGTAACTCCTGCAACTCAGGACTAATTTGACTTTTAATTTCTTCAGTCCATTCCTTTAGTACATCCCTAGAGTACATCTCGAAGAACGCAGTTCTAATACAGGAATTTAAAATGTCAGTATCACAAAAGTGAACGCCATAGCTATCATGAATCATCGAAAAATTAGTTAGACCTTGTTCTAGTGCTATTAAGACAGTCCACATTAAATGAGAACTATCTAGGCTATGTATGAAATTTGGTGCTATTCCTGCTGATTGCTTTCTGCGATTAACTTTAGATACATTTTTAATTTCATCAGTTTTAATACTAACTCTAGTCTGCACTCCATTAAGATGTACTTTAATTCTCTGTTCTGCACTATCTACATAACACTGAGTCACGGGAAGCCCAATAGGAGTAGTCCATCGTATTGGTAAATCTTCAGAAGCAATTACTCTTGCACATTCTCGAAGATAATCCATAGCAACTACAGCTGCTACTACTACTTTACTAATACATGAATATGTAATCTCAGCAAGATAGTAAGAGACTCCCCAAGAATCTGAATTAGTTAATAATCCTGGATTATGTTTCTTTAGTGCTTCTTCTATCTGTTTAGCCATGCCTCTTTTAGTTGCCCCGTATGGAAGGGTCATCACAGGGGTTTTAACGATAGGTCTAGAGAGAAATCCATCAACTAATAAAGCATTAGTATTTCCTTCTAAAGCCTCTTCATGAACTCTCTTAATAACTAATTCTAACACTTCAGAGTATATGTCTTGCGGTTCTTCAGACGGTATTAGATTAGTAGCATTCGCACCTATTGGGTCTCTTAGTAAAGCTGAGAAGTTCTGAAGTCCATTACAAGAGCCATCTTGAGGACAAGGGAGATAGCTTTTGAATGTCTCGGGATTAAAAGAAAACTCTAGTAACTCAAAACATACAGCTAGTGCTGAAAATGGAGCATCTGCCTCCATCCATAGAGTATTGACCATTGGATTCATAGCTATCTCTAATAAAGCATCTAAGTGGTCTTCAGTCCACTTTACTCTATCATCAAAAGATACTTTATCTATTCCGAAGCAATTAGCAGTGTGAATGTACATCCAACGAAGACCTGTAGAACCTAGAGGCTTTCCTTCCGCAAACTTTAGTAAACTCTTAGATAAATCATCACCTTGAGGAGTTAGAGAAGTTGGAATAGGATAAACTCTACCTCTGAAGTCTAAGACCTCTGGAAAGAAGATTTCTTCCTCATCTATAAGCATGTTAGCAATAGTGAATCTAGTACTTATATTAATTCTCTTAGATACATTGTTATTATTTTGGTCATGCACGGAAGCTGCTAGAGAAGACCATTTCTTATAGCCCTCATAATCAGTCTCTCTCCACTCTTTAGATTTCCCTGTCCACTCTTCAGGGTACTCAGGAATCGTTAGCAACTCTTTAGTAGGTAATACTTCTTTCCCTGGTTTACCAATAGGTATCCCTTTTTTCCAGCACTCTTGAGCAACCTTCAGGATTTTCTTATTGATCACCCAGGGAGTCTCTTGAATCGCATTGATAGCATCATACACATTAGATAAATCTAGAGAATCTAAATCATGTAAGATAGCTTTATTGCTTCTCTTAACATTTATCAATGATTGTGAACCCTCGAACAAGCTGAGATACCCACCACCTTTCGGTGAAGTCCAGCGAATCGGAGGTATAATCATAGGTAACTTATTAGGAAAGAAACAACTATTAAGAGTATGTGCTTCTTCTAGCCAATTTAGAAAATCCTTCGTTGTATTTAATACAGTAACCGTCTTTACGCCTCTACGAATCATACCCACTTCAAATATCTTAGTTACATCAATAATAATATCAATTAGAAAGCAACCAATTTCAAGCTGTTCTGCTTTAGTCCAACTAGTTTTTTCAACACCTGTCTTAACAAACATATTTCTCATAATGTCTTGTTTTCTCGCTGGAGCTGAAGTTTTCTTTATGTGTTCTTGAGTTATTCTATAAGTCTTTTCATCTTCTACTTTAAATTTATTAAAGTTTATCTCAGAGATAATCGCTTGACTAATCTTAATAGCAAAGTTCGCTAAAGTGATATTAAAAGTAGAGACTCTATTAAGACAAACTCTCAAAGAATGATAAGCTAAAGTATAACTACTTACATTCTCAGTTAGTTTAACTCTTCTTAAGGCTTTCTGTGTAACTCTCTTACCTCGAACTTTCTTTAGAGACTCCTCGATTCTTATATCAATTGCTTTTGCTACTAAATTAATATTTCTTTTAATGAATTGTTGAGTTGGTTTAGAGTTAGTCTCTACTCCAGATTTCTTTAGTTTATCTAATGATTTATAATATTTAATCTCTCCAGCTTTTACAGATTGTTCTTCTAACTGTAATTGTCTTTGTATCTTAATATCTATAGTATCTGTAGTATCTATAGATTTCTCTAGTAACTCTATTTCTCTTTCTAAGTTATTCATTTAATGGTTTCTCCATTGGTGATTTAAAATAAGATATTCTTAAGAAAACCCTTAGTAGTTAACAAGTGTCAACCGTACAACCAAAGGTATCTCTAGTATACTTAATGTATACTAGAGAATACCCTAGTAGGTGAGTCAAGCTCACCCTTAGAGTGGTTCATTAAGATTATAAATTGTTTAGTACTCAAATTTCTCTCTCATCTCTAATTCTTAATAAATCTTTACTTGCTTGAGTAAAGTATGATTGTGTAGTAGTGATACTACTGTGACCTAGGTAAGCCTGGACTACTGGTGCTGGATACTTTTCTTCTATTAGTTGATGTGCAAAAGTATGTCTCAAAGCTCCAATAGTGAACTTCTTATCATCTTGTAAACCCATTTTCTTCTTTGCATTATCCCATTGTTTTCTAATGTGACCATAAGAAATAACACCACCATATTTTAGGTACTCTGTGAACCTGAAGAAGATTTCGGAGGGTACTGGAACTAATCTATCATTACCAGCTTTAGTATCTTTCAATATGATAGCTCTATTATCGTAATCAAACGATTCTAAGGTCAAACTATAGGCTTCTGAGGGTCTAAGTCCAGTAAGCTTCATTAGCTCTATTAGAAGCCCTGTATCTCTGTCTACATAATCTAATAGAAGTTCAAACTCTTGATTAGTTATCTTTCTCTTATGTCCTCCTGTTTTCTCTTTGTGATGTGGAAACACAGGAACTCTATCTAGAATTCGCCAGTGCTTATAAGCTCTATTACACAAACCTTTCAGAATTGACATCTTTCGATTAATGGTTGCCCCTTTATTCCCTTTAGCAAGTAAGTGTTTTTCATACTTGTTAATAGTGTCCTCTTGTAGACTATTCAAACACAAAGAATCTCCAAAGAATCTCAAGATATTCTCTGCTTGATTCTGCCGTGTTCTCCAATCCTTTTGGTACTGCCATTTTTCTAAAGTGATACGTTGTATTGCCTCCTTAAGAGTTATCGTCTTAGAAGGGGTTTCTGTAGTTCCTAGAGTGGTTCTCATGTCTTTGATTACAGCATCTATCTTAGTAGCAGCTTCAAGCATATCATGAGTGTTAGTTTTGTATCGCCTTGGTTTACCACTTGAGTCATTGAATAAGGCTCTGTAGCCTGTTTTCTCATGCTTCCAAGTGACTATCCAGGGAGTTTTTGCGGGTCTACCCATTGTTTTCTCCTGTTAAATCTATAAGTTATTCCAATATAGGAACTGTTCACGGTGTTTTATTTTTGCTTCTTTTGCTGTTATAGTCTTAGCATTAGATTCTTCAACAAAAGTGTCTCTTTCCTTTTTTGTCTCAAATCTAAATAAATCACAATATGGTTCTGAGTCTTTTTCGTAACGAAGGAAACCTCCTTCATAAACATCTTCTTCGATTGACTGCCCGTATGTCTCTGCATAATACATGATATTTCTCCTATTAAATTGTTATGTTCGGTCGTGTTTGTATTAAATAATACAAAGTCTAGGTACTTACGAATAAATACCAAGAGTTTGAATTACTTGTGATTATAAATTATTTTGTTAATAGTTATCAAGTGTAGACAGTCGAATACATAGAGAATTAAAGATATTCGACTGTATTATTCATACTTGGTTCTCATTTAGTGAGAATTTCAAACCTTTTTAATTACCAGTTGCGGCACTTATCGCCGCATTGAGAACCTTAAGTTTTATACTTATGAAAAAAGTCTATTATAAAAGATTCATAATCATAACCACGTTCTAATAACCATCTACTATCACCTTCAATGATTCCATATAAGCCTAGAAAATCTTGTGCTATAAAATAAGCCTTATCGAATATATCAATAATACAATTTGTCGTTATTTCATTTAAAATTATTGAAGTTATTAATGCTAATTCTCTTGTTTCTTCTAAAGTGTATTCTTTCATATCAATTCCCCTTCTTCTGTAAACTCATATTCATTACAAGTAAAATGTTCAAATAAACCCTCGTCTGAATACGCATAATCTGTATTTTCGTATAGTGTTTTCAATACTTCATTAAAATTTCTATTCCTTAATGCTTTTATTACATAGAAATCCCAATAAACACCTGTTAAGGGGTAGTCATCTACTGATAATCTATATAAAATATCTTTATCATAATTCGAGATTGTTATATAGTCTGAAGGATCTGAAGTTAAACTTATAGTATAATCTAAAGTTCCCCCTGTTATCTTTGCAAGTTGTTTTAAACTTTCAATTAACTCTTCTATATCATACTCATTCAAATCATAACCATTATTTCTGAAGTTCTCATAACAAACTTCAGGATTCGGATGCTCATCAATAAAATATACTTTTGTTTCTATAGTTCTCATTTGGTTTCTCCATGATTGTCTTCCCACTCTACAGAAAACTTATCATTTTCTGCTCTATATTCTTCTACAGAACAGAGTAAGCATTGACCGTCTTCTTCTAATATGTCTATATGTTCTGAGCCTTCACATTTAGGACAATCAGCATTTGTATGTCCATCTTCTGTTATATAAGTTCGCATTTCTTCTTCTCCTAATGCTTCTAATAGTTCAATATCATTACAATCAATAAACTCTCTTAACTCTTGTAGTTCGTGTAGTTCAGAGTAACTGATTCGTTCAGCTCTTAATTCAACTCTAATTTCTTCTAACCGCTCTTCAATATTCATTTTGTTTCCCCGTTAATTTACCTCTGTTATTGTTTGTCTTTTAATCCATTTATTATCACCAGAATTTCTGCGATATTCTAATGAATACAAAAACGTTCCTACATTGACATTAATATAGTTAGCTAATAATGTGTGTTCGCCCGTTTTCTTACATTTATTTTTAGAAATTTGGGTCAATCTTAGCTTTTTAGGGCTGGTCATTGTTACAATATAATCTTTGTTGTATTTTCCGAAGTTTTTAACAATACCTCCGATTTTTGGTGGTATTGGGTTGCTAAAGATTTCTAGAGTGTTATTCATTTTGTTCTCCATTCTTTTTTGTTTAGTCTTACTATATAATCCTCAATTTCATTATGAAGTAGTTGCGCTAAAAAA